AATTCTTTTACTTTAGAGGGTTCAAACTAACTAACATAGAAAAAAAGAAGTTTATATCTTTTTAATGATAATATTCTTTTTTGGCTTTAGTGTTTTTATTTTACCATTTTTGGTTAGATAGGTAATACTTTTGTCTTTCCAAATAATAGCTTTTTCAAATTGTATTTGCATAGTGATTAATTTAAAATTCCTTTGGTGGGAAATATATTATATAAAATACATAACCATACATTGCACACGCAAAGAAAAACATAAAATAATTTAGTAATATTTCCATAATTAACGTTTGTAAATGTTAAGTAAAATTTTGTCTAGTAATTTAATACTCAATTTTGATTTGTCATTCCTTAGTAATTCACAAATCAAATCTATTTCTTTTCCTTTGAGTTTTATTCTCATAAGTTAAGAATTTCGATCCGCTGACGTTGGTAACCTTTTTCGGAATTCTTTAGTCTTATTATTAAAGTATCTCCTTTTGATTACTTTTCCATCTAATAGAATTGCGTAAGAAAACCAATTTTCAAATAATGGCTTTCGATTGAATTCTATTTTACCTAATTGTTTAGAGTGGCTTGCACTACTTCCAAAATTAGATATTATAGTACTATGTTCTTTAATTCCATAGCTTTTTGAAGTCGAATAAATGCAAGAATCGATTTCGTTCCAAATATTATAAGACCTACTCATTAGATACTATTTTCAATTTTATTAAATTGGTGTATTAAGTGTCTAAAGGTCTCAAGGAACTTTTGAACATCTTCAAGTTCATCTTTTTTATTCCATTCCTTTCTTGTAGCTTCTTGCAAACGTTGAAAGGTTTGTTGGTATCTATATCTATAATGTTTTATCATATATTTATAGTGTTTCAATTGTAAAGATTTGTTGAAAACATAGAGAGAGTTTCCCTCTTCAATACATTCTTTTGAAAGGTGATATTTACCATTTTTAACAATGATGTTTTTTCTACCTATCCAATAAGAAATGTTAGTGCAATAATAACCATTGACTTTTAGTTTATCTTTGGTTAAGGTTTTATCTACTATAAAGACCCATTGTACAAACGCATCAAATGAAACGTTTGTGTTATTGCTTTTGGTAATCGTTGGAAGTTTCTTCGCATCAGATCCTATAACGTGGCAATACTTACAAAATATTTGTAATTGTTTGTACGTTGGTGTATGATACTCGATGAACTTCCTAATTAATGGTTGTTTTTTCATAATTTAGTTATTTTAGTTTCGAGATGTCAATGAACGATAATTAATTACTTAGATTAATTACCCTTACAATATACAAAAAAATAGTTATATACAATCATTGTAGATAATAATAAAATATAGTTATTTCTTATGGTGTTGATAATCAATATAAGTTAATCTTATGAAGTAATAAATGGATATAGATTCAAATGGAATCCAGGTCGGAGATATTTTCTACTTTCTCGATTGATTCAATGTAATATAGGTTGATAATTCAATGAATGGACTAAAGTCATTAATTCAACGTAAAATGCGGTATACGTGGATTGATTACACTACTTACATAAATTCAAAGGGATATAAAAAAAACCCCTTAGAAAGAACAGGGCGTTTACGTGCGTGGAACTTTGCTAAAGGATTTTAATAACTAAATTAATATGAACTCAGAAATGATCTGATTGAATATAATTTTGGTGAATCTATATATTTATCAAACAAAGATAAGATAAACTATTTATTATTACAAAATATTCTTTAATATAACTACTTTTTCTATTTTTGTTATACGACAAATTACAAGACTAAAGTTATATAAGTATGATTAGAGAAATAAAAGTAAAAGTACCTAGAGAGTTATCTGATGTCAAGCTAAAGGAATATCAAAAGTACGTTAAGATCGTAGACTTTAATAGTGAGGGAGAACATAGTAAAGAAAAAATAGACTTTGCTAATATGAAAATGCTCGAATACTTTTGTGGTATAGATTTAAAGGAAGCGTATGAACTACCTATGACTGCATACTCCAACATAATAAACCACCTAGCGACAATATTTAAAGAAGAAACACCTTTACAACAAAGATTTACTATGATTGATCCTAATGGTAAAGAGGTAGAGTTTGGTTTTATACCTAAGATAGATGACATTACACTAGGTGAATTTATAGATTTAGAAAAATACATACAAAATTGGGAAGATATGCATAAAGCTATGGCTATACTATATAGACCTATAATATTTAAAACAGGGAATTTATATGAAATAGAGGATTATGAGGGTAGTGAAAAGTATTCTGACATTATGTTAGATGCTCCAGTGAGTGTTCCGATAGGTGCTAATGTTTTTTTTTATCGTTTAGGGAAAGAGTTGTCGAGTCATTTGATTCACTCTTTGGTGGATCAAGTGAACAAGGACTTGACTCTACGTCAAACTTTGGAACAAAATGGGGTTGGTATCAATCAGTTTACGCAATCGCTAAAGGAGATGTCACGCAGTTTGAAAACATTACAAAATTACCCTTATTTCAATGTCTAACTTGGTTGGAGTTTGAAAAGGAAAAGCAAGAATTAGAATCTAATATGATTAAAAAACACACAAGATGAGACAAGTATATACAATACTAGATAAATTAAAAACATTATTAAGAGCAAATGGAATAACTAAATATGTTACGTTTGGTGATCTACTACAAATTGATCTGAACAAAACAACTATATACCCATTAGCACATATAGTGTTTGGAGATGTAACATTTAATGATAGAATAATGAACGCATCAATACAAGTCTTATGTTTAGATATAGTAGATGACAAAAATACAAAAGAAGATGAAGATGAATTCTTTGGAAATGATAATCTACAAGATGTACTTAACACACAATTACAAGTAGTTAATCTATTACAACAAGAAATGAGAAGAGGAGATACTTTTTCGGAGAACTTTCAAATAACTACATCAGTAATCGCCAATCCAATAATCGACTCATATGAGAATGAACTAGCAGGGTGGGGTGTAACAATAGAAATAGAAGTACCTACTAATGAATTATCTCTTTGCTAATGATATATGAATTCACAGCACAAGCATTAAATAAACTCAGATCAAAAATACAAGCTGATTTAAAAGGTCAATTAGATGTAACTAGAGGTACACCACCATCAAAATTAAATGCAAGTGGTAATTTAAAGAGGAGTATGAATAGTGTTGTTTTTGTAAAAAACCAAGATATATTCTTAAATTTCTATGCTGCTAAATATTTCAATGAAGTTGATAAAGGTGGAAATCCTAGAAAAGTAGATAGAGGTAAAATAGAGAGTTGGATTAGTGCAAAAAATATAATTTCTAATTATGCTAATAATACAATTGAAGATTTAGCATATTTAATAATGAAGAAAATAGAACGTGATGGTACTATTGCAAGATTTGGTGGTAGAAATAGAGGTGCTAATATTATAGATTACATTGATCAAAAATATTATGTATCAATAACAAAAGCCATAGAAGCAAGTTATAATATAGACTTAGAAAAACATCTAAATAAAATATCAATAAATGGCAGTAAATAAAGTAAATACTAGAAGTCCATACTACGTTGTAGCTTCAGGATCTGAGGGATCAACAACAGGTAATGCATCAGAAACTCAAGAAGAAAGAGAAGCTAAACAAGAAATATATTTATTAAAGATAGTACAAGTAGTAAATAATGTGGAGAAAAATAGTCCAGGTGAGGGAACTTCTAATGCCAACATCACACTTCGTGCTATACCTGTAAACTTTACATCTAATGGAACTTATACTTGGACTGGTGGAAACGCTGCTGCTGCAGGAACGACATCAGACATTACATTTAAAGAAACTTTAGGTAGTGGAGTAGCCAATCAAGAATTTAGTTATGGTTGTAGTACGTTAGATTCTGATGGCAATACAATTACTGCTACAGCTTTTAAAGTATCTTGGGCGACAGCAACTCAATATACTGCAACGCTTACTATTGCAAATGGAATATTACCATCAATATCATCAGTTGGTTATAGTGGTACTGTTACGAAGTCATCAAGTATACAAGCACAAGAAGTGGTTTCTTTAGAAAAATTAAACCCTGAACTCTTTGAAGTAAAAGGTCGTCAAGGTGATAGTTATAGTTTTGTTATTGCTTTAACACTATCAACTAATTATAATGCGACATCAGCTTTAGCAATATCAGTTGCTAGTTTTAGTGGAACATTTGGTAGTGCCAATGTAGCATTAGCATCTTCGTTAACAGGTACACTTGCTTTAAAAGAAACATTTATATTAACACGAAGTGTTACAAGTGCAACTGAGGGTGATGCATTTACGATAGACCTTACAACAACAAACTTAGTAGACAATACACCTGTGCCATTTACAATAACAGGTGTTTCTAAAGATGATTTAGTTAGGAATGGATTAACAGGATCATTCCAAATATTTGAAAATGAAGCAAGTGAAACATTTCAAGCAGTTAAAGATACTTTAAGCGAACAACCTTATGAAACTTTTACATTAACATTAAACGATATTAGTCCAACAATATCTACATCTGTAAAAATATATGATGAAGTTGCTCAAGTAACAACAACGTCAATTGATGTTTCCCCTATTGGAAGAGCAAGTGATGAATTAGCTTGTTTAGATAGTGCGTCAGAAAAAGCATACTTTACTTTACTAGATGGTCAAGATGCTTTAGGAAATGGAGTTATTCTATTTTCAGATCAATCACTACAAACTCCTTATGCAAGTGATGGAAAATATTATAAAATAGGTACTAATCACAATGGAATAATTGGAGAAGTAGCTAATGGAAGAATTAGTGGTTATGTCGAGTGTGCTGCAGATATTGTGGTAAAGGTTATTGAAGAATCTGAAACAATACCAAATCCATCTATGATTTCATCAACATCTGTATCTGTTCCTGGTTCTCGTGGAATCGATGCTTGTGAGCAAAATGCAGACACAGAAATATATTATGATAATTCTATAACTAAAGGAACTTTGTTATATACACAAAAAGATGAAGATGATAATTTATCAAGTGTGTTTGGTGGGGTTGACAAATGGCATAAATTAACATTATATGACACAAGTGACAATCCACAAGATCATTATGCATTAATAACTAGTTATCCCCCTGGTTATGTTTCAAGAATATTTGTTTGTGGAACTGGATTTATACCTGTAACAACAATTACATTAACACCTAGAGTTACTATTAATATGTCAACTAGTGATGGTAATAATCAAGGATTTGCTTTTGTTTCACAAAGAACTGAATTAACAGCGGTTGTACAAAACATAACAAACGCATCTTATCAATGGGAAAAAGGTAGTTCATCAGGTGCAAGTAATATGACTAATATTAGTGGTGCAACATCATCAAGTTTAGTTATAAATGAAGTTGGTGGTGGTGGAGAAACACAAACAAGTGCTGGTGTTGTTTTTTATAATTGTAAAGTCATTGGAACTGGTGTTACTACTACAAGAGCTGATGTATTTAAAAGTATAACTTGGCAATCAAGACCTAGTTTCCCATTAAAATTTGTAGCCGATCCATCTGATAATCGCATTGCAAATAATGCATCTTGTACTGGATCTAGTGTAACCATACACGGTGATAGAGATGCAATAACAGCTTTTTGTGTTGGTACTAAATTTTTTGCTAATGCAGATGGAAGTGGTACTTTAACTCGTGGTACTTATTCTGATAGTACAAGTGGAACAAACAATAATTATAGATACATTGCAGCAAATGGAATCGCAGGTCCTTGTATTAATTATGGTTGTGCAGGTGCGCCGGTAAGTCAACCTACTACTAACATACAAAAAGTTGCTGTTAAGAGATGTGACAATCAAACAAATGCTGGTAGAACAGAATATATAATATTCAATAATTTTGAACGTCAGTTAGGTAACATAATAAAGTTAAAGGATTTTGGTCAAACAGGTGGTGAGGGTTGTTATGAGATTATAGAAATATATGCTGATAATTATGATTTACCTACACCAAACTTTACTTTAGAAACAACAGACTTTGTACAATTACAACCATTTGGTAAATGTGAAACTTGTGTTGGAGATATTATTGTAGAGGTAGAGGAAGAACAAGAAATTATAATTAACCCTAATAAATATTATGGTGCTTATAGATTGTGTGGAAGTACAGGTGGTGCATTAACATATATAGTGTCTGATTCATCTTTACCAAATGTATTAAGAGTTGGAGCAGATACTACAAAGTGTAGACACACAGTTTACACTCTACATAATAACGAGGGAGATGTTAAAGCATATAGTCCTGACGCTTTAATTCTTGAAGATTTGTTTTGGATTGAGTTTAATGAGTGTACTACTTGTATTGGTGGTTCTTCTGCTCCTACTATCACTGGTTTACCTTACAAAAGAAAATACAAACAATGTGATGATGCTTCTAAAACAATAGTATTTGGTCATAGTGAAAATTTAGCTGCAACTGAATGGGCTATAAGATACCCAAGTGTTGTATATAATGGTATATGTTACGAAGATTCTACGACATCAACTGATACAACAAATATTAATATTGATGATTTGACTAACTTTAGAGATTGCCCTAGTTGTGATGCTTTTGTTAATCCACCATCAGCACCAGTGGTAGAAAGACCATCTAATATTAAGATTATGAGAATATCATCAAGTTCTGCTATTTCTCTTGAAACTGCTTGTAATACTTTATACACTTATGATGTTAATGTTTATTATATTGGTACATTTGGTGACAACACAGTTTTGTATAGTGATACAGCATTAAGTACAATATATGCACCCACAAGTGAGACCAACTTTAGAATAAATGAAAATAGAAATGCATTTAAAATAGGTTATAGTGGAAACCCATCAGGAGTTAGACCAGGAGTAGTATATAATTTTGGTTCTTGTGCGAACGTAAATATCTATTAATACTATTTTTGTTTTTTAGGTTATATTAAAAAAGATAAAATGGCTACACTAAATAGTTCTACGTTAAAATTGTATTGTTGGACAGGAAGTTTCAATTCACAACCAACCACGCAACAATACACTATATCAAAATCAAACCCTGATTCTAACAATACAGTAAGGTTTGAATTGTCGGAACTTATTCAAGATTTTATAAGTGTAACATTTAACGATAATTATAATACAATAAATACAACTTGTTGGTGGTATTATGTAAAAACTAATCAATATTCTGATTTATCAACACCTACTTCGACAACTAAATATGGTCTTGCAACAAAAGGGTATACATATTTTGAAGATGGATTAAACTCTATTCTTTCAACGTCTAAATTATTTAGCAATAATTATTTATATATACCAAGAAACATAGAATATAATATTCCAGTATATAAGGGGTTAAATGGAGTAACAAATGTAATATTTTATACTAAAGATAGTACAGGTGTAGAATCGGTAGCTGATAGTAAAACTATTTCACCTATAACTAATATTCCTGGAATTGAAACTTCTGACGACTTTATCACTTATGTATCAAGTACTGTTCAAGCTACTAAAATAGAAATAGTGTCATCAAATAGTTCTGTTTCAACATATGACACTCAAACGAATAGTTCTATTGAAACTATATATCCTATATTTACTTGTGATACTAAATACACAAATCATAAAGTGTCATTTATTAATAAGTTTGGTGTAATACAAGATATTTATTTTAATAAGAAAAGACAAGATAGATTAAGCGTTAAAAAAGATAATTTTGTTACTAGTACAATCAGATCAACAACAAGTTCTGCTACTTATGATACATTTACACCATCTAACGTTGTACAAGATGTTGCTTCAACTAAGTCAATAACGTTAAACACAGGTTATCTTAGAGATGAATATAATGAGACAATAAGACAATTATTACAATCAGAAAATATTTGGATTAGAGAAAGCAATAAAACCCTACCAATATTAGTAAAAGATTCTAACTTTCAATATAAAACAAGTCTAAATGACAAATTGATTAATTACACTATAAACTTTGAGTATGCATTTGATGGTATCAATAATATTAGATAATGAATCAAAAAATACAATTATATATAGAAAACGAACAAGTTGATGTATTTCAAGATGGTTCAATAAACATTGTAAGTAGTATTAAAGACTTTAGGGAACCAGATAAAATATTTACTGATTTCTCTAAGAACTTTAATTTACCAGCTACATCTAGGAATAATAAACTATTTAAACATTATTATAATTATGATCTTGTTGAAAACAACTTTGACGCTAGATCATCTAAAGAAGCTAGAATTGAAATCAATGATAGACCTTACAAAAATGGGTATATAACATTAGAAAGTGTAAAACTTCAATTTAACAAACCAAGTTCTTATAAGGTTACATTTTATGGTAATCTCAAATTGCTAAAAGAATTATTTAATAACGTCAAGCTGACAGGTTTAGATTGGCTAGAAAGATTTAATATTAATGATAGTCATTTTGATTCTAGTGGAGATTCATTTTATCATTATTTATCACAAAGTAAAGATTATACATCTAGTGATGAGTTTACTATAGGAACTGGTGATGGTGTTAAAAAAACATTTAGATTATCATATTCACCATATCCACAATTAGATACAGACTTTAAGTTGTATAATGCCGGATCTGAAGTTGGAACAAATAACTTTTCTTATTCCTATACTTCAGGTGATGTTATATTTAATACTGCTCCAAATGCTGGTAACGCAATAACAACTAAATTGTTTTACCCACAACCAATAATTGTTCCTTTAATATCTACTTCAGAAAGATTGTACTATACAAATAACGCAAACTTTTATGGAGTTTTAAGTGATGGTAATTTATACTACAATTCAGGCAACTATCCACTAAACAACCAAGTAAATGGATTAAAATTTGAACACCTTAAACCTGGTGTTAGAGTTCATTTAATTTTACGTGCAATAGAACAACAGATAAATCGTGATCCTAATGTAAAAACTAAAATAGAATTCTCTAACGATTTCTTAAACGCATCTAATAAAGATTATTATAATTTATATATGTGGCTTAATAAAGATAAGAAAGCTAATACATTGTTTAGTCAAGGAAGTAAAGAAATAAAAGTAAATACATTTAACGTTTCTAGTAACATAATAGCTTTATATCAAGATGCATCAAGTCAAGGTTTATTAGAAATATCATCAGTAAATTCATCAGGACTTACAGGAACTCAATCTGGTGATACAATTATTGTAAGAAACTCAACATCTGACAACATAGATAATATAGAATGTAGATTTAGAGTCTTTACAAGTGATACATCAAATGCATATGGTGTAAGGATTTATAGAAATGGATCAGTAATTAGAACATTTGAACCATCTATTGGAAATGGTACATCTAAAGAATATGATTTTTTTGTAGAACAAGATGGTAGTTATCAATTTGAGTTGTTTTCTCCAACAGGTTTAAATATTAATAATGGTTTTGAAGCTAAGTTTGTAATAGCTGGAGATAGAGATGACGAAGAGTATAATGATGTAATTATTGCTGGTGGTGCTTTAGTATTTAATAAAGGTAAATTTAGTATATCTAAAAATATGCCTGATATGAATGTTATTGAGTTTTTATCTGGTTTATTTAAAATGTTCAATCTAGTTTGTTTTGTAGAAAACACAGAAGATGGTAGTTATAGTACAACACAAAGTAATATGAAAAGAATTAGAATAATGACATATGATTCATATTATGCTTCGTCTAGTTCAGAATTAGACATAACAAGTAAAGTAGATACTTCTGAAAGTAGCGTAGAAAGATTAATGCCATATTCACAAATAGAATTTAAGTATGCAGATACTAAATCGGTTCTTGCGGAACAACATAGTTCTGACTTTGGTTTTGAGTGGGGTGGTGAAAGTTGGACTTATAGTGATTCAAGAGGTGAACAAAAGTATGAAATAATACCACCTTTTTCACACTTAAAGTATGAAAGATTATTATTGACTGATGGAACAACACCATCTACATTACAAGTAGGATTTAGCGTAAAGAGAAGTAATTCAGAAAGAAATGTAGCTATTGGTGGTGGTAGTACAGCTGGTTTTAAATCATTCCAAGAAGAAAAATATAGTCCACACTTTAGTAAAAAGCCATTATTATTTTATGCACATCGAGAAACTAGTGGAACACAAATTCCTTATGTATATACTGATGCTTCTAATAATGCAATATTTTATGGTGCTTTAACAACTTATTTTGTACCCTTAAATTCAGTTGATATTAATACATCTCAATCAAATCACTTTGGAGAAGAAGTAGATGAATATAGAGTTTACAATGCTAATGAACAAAGTAATGTAAACAATTTATTTAATATATATTACAAAAACTATATTGAACATTTATTCGATGTAAAATCAAGATTAATAAAAGTAAATGCAAATTTAACTAATGCTTTTATATCAAAATACTCATTAGCTGATAAGATTAGAATACTAGACAAAACTTTTAGCATAAACAAAATTGACATCGATTTACAAAATGGTGAATCAAAATTAGAGTTACAAAGATATTATGACGTAGTTTCTTTTGATTGTTTAGCATTGAACTTTAATGCAAGAGTAGAAGTGACATCAGGTGGTAATGCTTATGTTTTTGATAATAAATATGGTATATACCAAATGGGGTTAGGTACTTATGTTATGAATGATGTTCCATCAGCTCACCCTATTGCATTTCACAACTTTGGTAAAGAAAGTAGAATTACTTATACAGGTACAACTAGTGGTGGTACAAAAACTGGTTTAGATGGTAATACATATACATACTATTATGGTAACATTACTATAACTGTTGCTGGTGATTTTGGTACAATGAGTTACGAGTGTTATAATCACGGGTATATGGGGGGTGAGAATAATCTAGTGTATAATGTAGATTGTTTAACTTCTACAACGCCACCAGCACCACCACCAGTAGTTGGAAACTTAACAGTAGATGCAACTGATATTTATGTAGATAGTGGAATAATAACGTCAGATCAAACAGATGAATAATGATTAAGAATTTAATAGAGTTATTAAAATTAGATAATCACTATGGAGTTAGTGAAAGAGTAGATATTGCTAAAGGTAAGTATAAAGCTAAAAGTAATCTAAAAGAATTGAATGAACATTTTAAGAGAGTAATCAATGGCAAAAGGTAAAGAATTAATTTATACTATTAGGGTTATTGACAAAAGCAAAGTTGTCATTGACGAATTAGGTCAAGAAGTACAAACACTTGAACAAGCATTTGTTGAGATTAATAATGAGTTGTCAAAAACTGATACTCTTCTTGATGGTACAAGAGCAAGTTTCGAAAAGCAAATAAGAACCCTAAAACAACAAAGAGATAATTTAGCAAAAAGTTCTCAAGCATATAACGAATATAATATAAAGATATTAGCTGTAGAGAACGATATGCGTAAGTTAACTACTGCGACTAAAAATCAAGATCAAGTAAACGCAGATATGATTTCAAACACTGGTCTTGCATCTAACACTATTGTAGAATTTGGTAGAACTATATCTGATGCACCATTTGGTATTATTGGTGTAACAAACAACCTTTCAGTAATGGCTACTAACTTTGAAACGTTAAGTGGTAAAATGGGTGGTACTCGAAACGCATTTAAACTATTAATAAGACAACTTAAAAAAGGTGGTGCTTTTGTATTAGCAATACAAGTTGGACTTGCTGCGATGACACTTTTTAGAGATGAGATAACTGAGTTCTTTATGGGTACTAAAAAAGCTGAGGAAGCTGTAGTAGACTTAAAAGACGAATTAGTAAACACAAATAAAGTATTAAGAGAGTATATTAAAACACTAAGAAATGTAAATGTTGAGTTAGCAGATCAATTAGAGTTAGTTAGTTTTATAAGAGAAGATTATAGTGAATTAGATAGAGCATTTAAAGATTCTAATGCTACTCAAGAAGAACAAGTAGCAATAACAAAAAACTATTTAATACTACAATCACGTTTAAGTACAGTAAACAAAGAAATAAATAAAGACTTAGAAAACTTAGATGAGAAAAGAGCAAAAGTTATTAGGAATAATGAATTTACAATTAAACAATCTAAAGAAGAGACAGATGGATACAAAAGAAGAGCTGATGCTTTAGCTGCAGCTAATGTAGAAGAGTCTGATTCAGAATTAAGATTAATGCGAAATTTAATAAAAATTGGTGAAAACTATCAAGATTCATTATTTAAAGAGAATGTTAAATTAGGAATAAATGTTGAATTAATAGGTAAACGAAATGAGTTGATGCGTTTATCAGCAAAAGAATTAGCGAATGTTCCAAAAGATATAGAACCTATGACTGGTTTATTTGATGAAGCTGACGATTTTGTATTAGAAGATGATAGAAATGTTATAGAAAGATTCCTTGATCCTGAACAAGACATTAATGAGTTTGATGCAATTACGTTTGCAGAAGAAAGTGGTTTAGAGGGTGTATTAAATGATTTGAATGATTTTATGAAAGAGTATCAAGGGGGAAATGCTCTTGAAAGACTAGAATTAGCAAAACAAGAAGCATTAAATCAATTAACTATTTTATATGATGCACAAGAAGAAGAGTTAGGTAGTAGAATAGGGTTTAATGAAGATGTAACTAAAATAGAAGAATTTTATGCTGAAAAAAGAGCAAAAATAGCTGATACAGAAAGTCAAGCAAAAGCAAAAAGTTTACGAGTGTCAGCTCAAGCCGCAGTACAAGTTGGTAAATTACTACAACAATTAGCTGATGGTAATAAAACAGTAGCAATAGCAGGAGTAGTTATAGAGAAAGCAGGTGCAATAGCTAAAATTGTAGCTAACAAAAGTATTGCTGACGCAGCAGCTTTAAAACTTTTATCAAACCCTGCTACAGCAGCGTTAGGTGGTGCTTTACTTACTACTAATAAAATAACAGCAGCGACAGGTGTAATTGCAACAACAGCATCAGCGGTTCAAGCTATAAAAGAAATTAGGAATCCAGAGAGTGCTTCAACGTCAGCTACAAGTATTGCTCAAGCACCAACACCAGTTATACAAGCACCAGCATTTAATGTAGTAGGTGCAACACAAACTAGTCAACTAGCACAAACTATCGCTGGAGCTGAAGAGAAACCAATTAAAGCATTTGTAGTAGAAAGTGAAATAACATCAGCTCAAGCATTAGCAAGATCAGTTATATTTAATGCTTCTATATAAAACAAAATAATATAAGTTAAGTTATAATAATATGGAAAACGTAATAGAATTAATTATTGATGAAAATAATGAGATTAGTGGAATTGAAGCTATATCAATAGTAGAGAACCCTGCTATCGAAGAAGATTTTATTGCACTTAAAGAACACAAAGAAGTAAGATTAGCAGAGGTAGATAAAGAGAAAAGAATTCTTATGGGGCCTGCGTTAATTCCAAACAAAAAGATATTTAGAAAAGGTGCAAGTGATGATGAAGATTACTATATCTATTTTAGCGAAGATACTGTTCGTAAAGCATCAGAGTTATTCTTTATAAAAAGCAAACAAAATAATTCAACATATGAACATCAAATTGATCTGAATGGTATGAGTGTTGTAGAATCTTGGATTATTGATGATCCAACAAATGACAAGTCTAATTCTTATGGATTTGATCTACCTAAAGGAACTTGGATTGTTTCTATGAAAGTTTTGAATGATGATATATGGAAGAAAGTAAAAAATGAGGAAGTTAAAGGTTTTTCGATAGAGGGTTTCTTTGCAGATAAAATGCAAAGCCCTAATGAAAGTATTGAAGAGAAAGCGTGTGAAAGTTGTCTAAGTGAATTAAATGCTCAATATGAATTATTAGAAGCACTAGAATCTTTAGAAGATAATGTTGAATTAGAAAGTTATGGTGGTTACCCACAATCAGCTAGAAACAATGCTAAAAGAGCAATTGATCTGAATAAAAAAGTAAACAATAAGTGTGCAACTCAAGTTGGTAAAGTGAGGGCGCAGCAACTAGCAAGAGGAGAAAAGTTTACATTATCTACTCTTAAACGTATATACTCTTATCTTTCAAGAGCAGGTGCATATTATGACGCAGGTAACAATGAAGCGTGTGGAACAATATCATATTTATTATGGGGTGGTAAATCAATGTTAAATTGGACTACTTCTAAGTTAAAAGGTCTTGATGCAATTGAAGCATCATCTACTATTATAGATGGTAGAGCTGGGTACTCAACGCAAGAAGAAGCAGAGACAGCAGCAGAAGATATGGGTTGTTCAGGGTATCATACACACGAATACGAGGGTGATGTTTGGTATATGCCTTGTGAGGAACACAATCTCGATGATGATCCTTGTCAAGAAGGGTATGAGCAAATAGGAATGAAACAAAAGAATGGTAGACCAGTTCCTAATTGTGTTCCAAAAAAATAATATTATGCATTATACTAAAAGAAGAAAAGATGCTACATTAAGCCATAGTTCACCTAAAAGTTCTGCAAGAGGTTGCTTATGTCCAGATGGTCGTACTTATTCTACTAAATGTTGTGATGGAACATTAGAAGCACAAGGAATAGGTAAGGTTTGAAATCCAAACAATAAAATATACTTAGGTTATACTATAAATTCGTAATCTTATGAGAGCAAGTGAAATAGTTAATAAACTAAAAGATGTTCTTTTATCATCAACGGAAGTAGAAAAAGTAGAGAAATCTACAATCGAAAACAAAGTTGATTTGAAAGAAGATGATCTACCTAAAACAAAAAAGGTAGAATCAAAAAAAGTAGAGGAATCTACAAAAGAAACTCCTAAGCAAAATGAGGACATTAGACAAGTGTCTTATTCTGCTGAAGAGGTACTAGCCGAAAATCCTATGGAAGATACTCAAGAAGAAATTGTTGAGGAAAAATCGCCACAATATGCAACAATAGAAGAAGTTGCAGAGATTAAAGCTATGGTTGAGAAACTTAGAGGTATGGTTGAAGCAACATATGAAACAAGTCCTGATGTTCCACAAGAACTATCAAGTGACCAAAAAGATGTTGAACTAACTGAACCACTAGCACATTCTCCAGAGAATGAAGTAAGTGAAAAACTAGGTGTTAAATATGCAACTAATGCAAATCACAACACTACTTACTCAAGAGTATTAAACGCAATATCTAATAATTAATTCTTAATAAATATGTCAACGACAATAACAACTTCAAATAGTGTTTTAAGAGTTAGATCAAAGCAAGAGACTTTGACTACAACTCAAGATATAAACACGAATCAAGCTGGTACTGAGTTTAACATTGCAACTGATGCAAAAATAATGACTCTACCTGCTATTACTGCTGAGAATATCGGAATGGAACTAACATTTCGTAATACTGGAGCAGATGGTAATAATATTATTACTCTAAGTCCAGCTGCAAGTGATGCAATTCACGGTACAGTTGCTGCAGTTCAATCTGGTGGTGTAGACAACAAAGATTGGATCAACACAAAAGCAACAGCAAATAAAGGTGATTGGTGTACAATCAAAGCAGTAGCATTAACAGACTGGTATCTAACTGGTGGTGATGGTGTATGGGCATCTGAATCATAATCTAATATTAATCAATTTTAAATCGTAAAAAATGGCGACAACAAATAACTTAACAACTACTTACGCAGGTGAATTCGCAGGAAAATACATTTCCGCAGCGTTACTATCTGGTAAAACTTTGGCAGAGGGTAATATTACTATCAAGCCAAATATCAAATTTAAAGAAGTAATGAAAAAAGTAGCAACAAATGACATCGTAAAAGATGCTTCTTGTGACTTTGACGCAACTTCGACACTAACTCTAACTGAAAGAATATTAACTCCAGAAGAGTTTCAAGTTAACTTACAATTATGTAAGAAAGACTTTAGAGCAGATTGGGAAGCTGTACAAATGGGATATTCTGCATTTGATAATCTTCCACCATCTTTTTCTCAATTCTTAATTGCTCACGTAGCAGATAAGGTAGCACAAAGAATGGAAACAAACATTTGGAATGGTACTAATGCTAACGCTGGTCAATTCGATGGATTTAGAACTACATTATTAGCTGATGCTGACGTAAATGACGTTGCTGCAGTTGGTGGTGGTGTTACTGCTACGAACGTAATTGCACAAATTGGTGCTATTGTTGATTCAATTCCAAGCGCAGTATATGGATCTGAGGATTTATTAATTTATGTTTCAAACAATATATATAGAGCATATGTTAGAGCATTAGGTGGTTTTGCAACAAATGTAGGTGCTTCTGGTACTGACAACAAAGGTACTCAATGGTTTAATGGTGGTGCTTTAACGTTTGATGGTATAAATATCGTAATGGCTTCAGGGCTAGCAGACAACACAGCTGTAGCTTCTGAAAAATCAAACTTATTCTTCGGAACTGGTCTACTAAACGATCAAAACGAAGTAAAAGTAATTGATATGGCAGACATTGATGGAAGTCAAAATGTAAGAGTAGTAATGAGGTTCACTGCGGGTATTCAACACGCAATAGGATCTGACATCGTTCTTTACTCTTAATAAATAGATTGTATAACTCAAAGAAAGGTGGGCGAGTTAGACTTACCTACCTTTTTTTATAAAAATAATAATTATGGCTTGTGATTTAACACTTGGAAGAAAAGAACCTTGTAAAGATGTCGTTGGTGGAATAAAAAATGTTTATTTCGTTGACTTTAGCAAACTAGGAACTGTGACTCTTACTAATGACGAAATAACTAATATGACCGGTACTGCTGGTGCATTAACTTATTACGTATATGAAGTAAAAGGTAATTCATCATTAGAACAAACTGTAAACTCTTCAAGAGAAAATGGTACTACATTCTATGAGCAAACATTAAACTTAACACTTAAAAAGTTGTCTAAAGCTGATAACAAAGAGTTAAAGTTAATGGCTTATGGTAGACCACATATTGCTGTTGAAGATTACAATGGTAACTTTATGATGATGGGATTAGTAAATGGTGCTGATGTTAGTGGTGGTACAATTGTGACCGGTGCTGCAATGGGAGATATGAGTGGTTATACACTTACTTTCACAGCGCAAGAAACTTTACCTGCATCTTTTATGGCAAATACTCCTCCTCAACCTGTATTTAACTCAACTAATTTCGCTGGGTTATCTGGTACAATAACGAGAACAGTAGGTTCATAATAGAGTCTTTATTCTTAATATTAAAAGGGGGATCAATTTGATCCTCTTTTTTTTTGGAACAATATAGAAGATATTTAGTTATATACTTATGACAACATTATTGCCAAATACAAATGCTCAAACTATTAGTATAATACCAAGATCATATATTGTAGCTACTAATTTGACATTAAAAATTATAGAAGATGGAACTAAGAAAAATCAAACATTATCTAATCAAACAAGTACACTATCTTCTAATGGTAATTTCTTAAATATGTCTTGTGCGTTTAGTATATTAGCTGAAGATGGAAATTATTCATTTGAAATAAAACAAGGAACAACTTTAATATATAGAGGTAAAGCATATGCTAGTAGTCAAGTAGATTATACTACAAGTCATACTCTTAATCAAGGAAAATATAACGAGTTTGATTCTGAAACAACTGAACAGAAATATATAGTGGTATGAGTAACAATTTAAAAATAATAAATTTAGGTGGGTATGAAATACCTAAAGTAATTGAAAACAAAAGAGATAATTGGGTAGAGTATGGTGAAAACAACCAATACTTTGATGAGATTATAGAAAGATATTTAGGTAGTGCAACCAACTCTAGATGTGTAAATGGTATTGTAGATATGATTTATGGTAGAGGATTAGATGCAACTGATTCTCAAGATAAAGCAGAGATGTTTGGAAAGATGCAATCTATATTACAACCAGACCAATTAAAAAGAATAGTAAATGATTTAAAACTTTTAGGTCAAGCGTCTATTCAAGTTACTTATGACAAAAAGAAAAGTCAGATCAATGGAATATATCATTTTCCTACTGAAACATTAAGAGCTGAGAAAGCAAAAGATGGTAAAGTAAAAGGTTATTATTATCACCCAAAATGGAGTGAGATAAAACCAAATGATAAACCAAAAAGAATACCAGCATTTGGATATGGAAGTAAAAAAGAATTAATTGAAATATATTGTGTAAAACCATATAGACCTGGTTTCTATTATTATTCTCCTGTAGATTATCAAGGTTGTTTACAATATTGTAATCTTGAGGAAGAAGTATCAAATTATCATATTCAAAATATCAAAAATGGATTACAGCCCTCTATGTTATTGAATTTCAATAATGGAGTCCCTGGTGATGAAGCACAAGAAATTATAGAAAGAAAGATATATGAAAAGTTTAGTGGATCATCAAATGCAGGTAGATTTATATTGGCTTTTAATGAAGATGCAGAAACTCAAGCATCAGTAGAACCAATAAACCTACCAGACGCACACGCACAATATGATTTCTTAGCAAAGGAATCGAGGGAAAAGATAATGATTGGTCACGGTGTTGTATCTCCTATATTATTAGGTATAAAAGATAATACTGGTTTTGGTAACAATGCAGAGGAATTAAGAACAGCATCTATATTAATGGACAACATCGTTATAAGACCATTTCAATCACTTTTAATAGACTCTCTTAAAGCTATTTTAGCTTTTAATGAAATATATCTAAACTTATATTTTGTGACGTTACAACCTATTGAATTTACTGAGTTAGATAATATAGCAACTAAGATAAAAAGAGAGGAAGAAACTGGAGAAAAGTTGTCTAGTGAGATAAAATTAGATCTGAATGATGATGAAGCAGATGACTTGATGAGTCAGCTTGAAACATTAGGAGAAAAGATAGATGAAAGTCAATGGGAATTAGTTCATCAAGAAGTAGTTGAAGATTCTAATAAAGAATTTGATTTAGACACTTTTTCTAGTCAAGCTAGTAAATCCGATGCTAATCCTAATAAAGAATCATATCAAGATAATGCAACATTTAAAGTTAGATATTCATATACACCAATAAAAAAATCTATAAATAGTAGAAAGTTTTGTATTAGTATGGAAAATCTTGCTGATCAAAATATTGTGTTTAGAAAAGAAGATATTTCTATGATGTCTTTTAGAGGACTAAATAAAGAATTAGGTCATAAAGGTCAAAGATATAGTTTATTTAAATACAAAGGGGGTGTTAATTGCCAACACGAATTTATGTTAAACGTATATAAAAAGAAAGTTAAACAAGGAGATAAAGTTTCAATTGGTAAAGCAAAAGAAGATGGATTTAAAGAACCAAGAAATCCTAAAGAATATGCAATTGCACCAAAGGATATGCCGAATCAAGGTCATCACCCAAATTATAATAAATAATGAAAGCACTATTTATAACATTAAAAGAGTTAAAAAGGAAGTCTATAATTGATGGAAATGTAGATCAAGATAAGTTAATACAATTTGTTGAAGTAGCACAAGACACTTATATACAAACACAACTTGGAACAAAATTATATGATAGATTACAATTTGAGGTAATTAATAACTCATTAACTACTGATAATACAACTTTAGTTGATGATTATTTAAAACCTATGTTAGTTTGGTATTCTCAAGCAACTCTAATTCCATACATAGCATTTCAAATTTCTAATGGTGGAATCTATAAACATAGATCTGACAATTCAGATAGTGCTTCATTAAGAGAAATTGATAGTCTAGCTGATGATGCAAAACAAAAAGCAGAGTTTTATACTCAACGATTTTTAGGGTATATGAATGAAAATAGTGAAAAATACCCTTTATATACATCAAATCAAGATGGTGGTATGTACCCTGAGAGAGATCAAAACTTAACAGGTTGGGTATTATAATGAAAAGAGGAGAGTATATTAAATATAACAACAAGACTAAAAAGCAGAACGAAATTAAATTAATGAGTTATATTAAAAAGATAAAAGATGGCATTTGGATCAATTTACGAAAGTAGTTTTTTTGGTAATACAAATGAGATAAATGGTTGGGGTGCAATATACCCATTCGATGCAGATGGTTCTTTTTTACGAGTTGATACAACTTTAGAATTAGTTGATGATACAAGTATAACAGTAGATAAAACAATATATTAAAAATTAAGCAATGGCAAAACAAGTAATAGGAATAGGAACTACAGCTAATGATGGAACAGGTGATCCATTAAGAGAAGCTATGGATAAAACAAATGACAACTTTACGGAGTTGTATGCTGGTGCTGGTGGTGTTGCTGATGGAGCAATTACTACAGCAAAATTAGCAACAGATGCTGTAGATTCAGCTAAGATTGCTGATGGAGCAGTTGATACGGTTCATATTGCAGATAATAATGTTACCTATGCTAAATTAGGTATAGAATATACTGAAACAGTAGCATTAGGTTCAGGAGTAGCAATAAATTGGGACTCAGGAAGCACGTTTACTAAAACATTAAGTGCAGATGCTATATTAAGTTTTTCTAATGCAAAAACAGGTATGCAAATCAATTTAGTTATTAGTGGCAATCACGCTTTAACATTACCATCAAGTGTAAAAGAACTGACAAATGCAGCAACGTATGATGGAAGTGGAGAAAATTTAATAAGTATAGTTTCTACAAATGGAAACACAGAACAATTCGCAACAATAAATAAAGTAGCATAATATGAAAGCAGTAAATAACGCAGGTGTAATAACATTTTATCAATCATTACCTAATTCATTTAGGTCATCAACTGGATTACATTTAAACGTAAAAGGGTGGAGTGATAGTGAAATGAAAGCCAATGGTCTTTTTGATGTAATCATAGATGAAAATTATGATTCAAGAATACACGATTTAGGAGAGGTATATTGGGACACAGGAGCAACAATATTTAGAAAAGACAAGTCTAATAAAACATTTGATAAATCTGTAAGCGAATTAAAAGATCAAGCGATTAACAACTTTAAGAGTAGAATAGGTAGTCAGCTTGCAAAAACAGATTGGTATATTATTAGAGAGATGGATAATGGATCTGATGTACCAGAAGATATAGTTGATGCAAGAGTAGCTTTAAGAGAATTATCAAATACAGTTGAATCGGAAATAAATGCACTAACTACTAAAGCAAAAGTTATTACATACAATTTCCCAAACATTTAATAAATGGGTTTAAATAAAAGATTAATTGGTGCAGGTGCTACAGCAAGTGGTGCATTAACTCCAAGTGAAAACTTTAAGGCATTTGCTTATGCTGGTGATGGTGCTTCTACTCGTGCTATCACAAATATTGGATTTAAACCTGATGTGGTTTGGATACTTTGTAGAACTACTTCACATTCACCAAAAATATCAGACAGTTCAAGAGGTTCTACAAAATACGTATATACAAATCAAGCACAAGTTGAACAAAATTTTTCTACAAGTATTAAATCGTTTGATGATGATGGCTTTACATTAGGAAGTGAAACAAATAGTAATCAAAATGGACAAGATTATGTGGCTTGGTGTTGGAAATCAAATGGTGGTACTACAAGCAGTAATTCAGATGGTAGTACTACAAGTACAGTACAAGCAAGTCCTGCAGCAGGAGTTTCAATAATACAATATACTGGGACAGGAAATAATGCTTCTGTCGGACACGGGCTTTCATCTCCTCCTGAATTAATCCTTATAAAAAAATTAAATGCTGCAACAGATTGGACAGCAGGTGCTTTAGATTGGACAAAATATTTAGAACTTAACGGAACACCACCATTTAGAACTGCAAATGTTTGGCAAAATACTGCACCAACAAGTACCGTGTTTACACTTGCTACTGGTGGTGATTCAAATGGTAATGGCGATACAATGATTGCTTATGCTTTTCATTCAGTAGATGGATTCTCAAAAATTGGAAATTATGATGGAAATGGTTCTACAAATGGAACGACTGTAGAAACTGGATTTGAACCTGCATTTGTTCTCATTAAAAATACAACTTCTACTGATAATTGGATAGTATTTGACAATGCAAGAAATACTACGAATCCAAGAACTAAAGCTGCAATAACAAGTTCATCAGGTGAAAACACAGAAGCAGGAGCAATTTTAAATTTTTATAGTAACGGGTTTCAATCAGTAGGTACAGGTGGTGGAGCAGGTTCAGGTGGAATAAATGCAAGTGGCGATACATATATCTATATGGCATTTGCTTCAGATCCTGACACAGAAGCACCAACACTTGCAAGTAGTTTTAATATAGAAACTTATACAGGTTCAGGTGCAGCGAAAAGTATTACTGGAACGGGATTTTTACCAAATCTTGTGTGGATTAAAGACAGAGATACTAATTTTTCACACGCTTTAACTGATAGTGTAAGAGGGGTTGGTAACATAATAAAATCAAATTCTACTGATGCACAATCTACTGATGTACAAACAATAACTTCATTTGATAGTAATGGATTTAGTATTGGAACTGCAGGTGGTAGTTTTGGGAATAATGGTGATGATTATGTTGCTTGGACTTGGAAAGCTGATGATAACGAACCGACTGCTTTTTTTAATAGTGTTGTAACAGGAGTATATAAATTTGAAGATAATGTTAATGATGTAGCAGGGAATAACAATGGTGCTAATGGAGTTGATATAGCTTATACTTCAAGTGGTAAATTTAATAAAGCAGTAATTAGTAATGGAACAAATACTTCATTATCTCTTTCTCAAACACCACCAATGACAACTGCTTGGACTTTTTCTTTTTGGTTTTATGCAACTGAATCAGATTCTAATATTCGAGTAATATTACAAACAGGAACAGGTTTTGCAATAGGATTAGAACTAAGCAAAATATATATATTTACTGGTGGTTCAAATAGAGGTAGTGGAACATCTATTAGCTTAAATACTTGGTATCATTACGCTGCAACTTATGATGGAACAAGTGTAAAAACATACCTTAATGGTTCTTTAGCAGAAACAATAACAACACTTACAGGTATGTCAGTAGGTAATTTAAAATTATTTGACCCACCTTATGGAAGTTGGGCACACTATACAGGAAGATTAGACCAATTAAGGGTGTATAGCACAGGTTTATCATCAACTCAAATTACTGCTTTATATAACGAATCTGCTTCAGATAATGATACAGTAGAATTTCCAACTGGATTACCAAATGGTTCAGTTTCTTCTATAGTTAGTGCAAATGCAAATGCAGGGTTTAGTATTGTTCAATTTACAAACAATAATCCTGGTGAAAAAGCACGAATCTTTCACGGATTATCAGCTACTCCAAATATGATAATATTAAAAAGAACTGATGGAACTGAAAATTGGTATGTATATCATAGTTCAATGGGATTAACTAAATTTATGAGGTTAGATTTAACTGATGCACAAGGAAATGCAACTAATTTATTTAACACAGTAAATTCAACAGTATTTAATCCATCTTTTACTGGTACAACAGGACAAACTTGTATAGCTTACTGTTTCCACGATGTTGCAGGGTATCAAAAGTTTGGAACGTATACTGGAACAGGAGCAACTGGTAATACTGTAGCATTAGGATTTAAACCTGACTTTGTAATGGTTAAATCATCAAGCACTACAGAACCCTGGTTTATATTGGATAGTAAAAGAGATACAGGTAATCCGAGAGATAATCGTTTAATGGCAGATAGTGATGCTGTAGAAGATGATGGAAGTGTGCATACTATGAATTTTAATTCAACAAGTTTTACATTAAATGGAACAACAGGAAATGGAACAAATGGTAATGGACAAACTTATATATATTGGGCAATAGCTAAAAATGTACCAAGCAACACAACATTAGCGAATAGCTTTAAAGCTGTAATATATAGTGGAGATGCTACTAACAATAGAGCTATTGATGTTGGATTTCAACCTGATATGGTTTGGTTAAAAACAAGAAATCAAACTAACGACCATAATATAATTGATACAATTAGAGGGGTAGATAAACAAGTAAGACCTAATAGAGATATTGCAGAAGTTAGTGCAACAGATTTAATAAAATCTTTTACTTCAACTGGATTTACATTAGGAACTGGTGGAGATGCAAATGCTTCAGGAAACACCTATGTTGCTTGGGCTTGGAAAGCAGGTAATACTTGGCAATCTAATATAGATGGATCATCAGGAAGTATAGTAAATGTAAATACTGCAAATGGGTTCTCTATTGTGAAATATGTTGGAAATCAAACTGCAGGACACACAATTGGACACGGACTTGGTGCAGTTCCTCAAGTAATTATACTTAAATGTTTAGATGTAGTAAGACCGTGGTATGTATATCACGTTGGAGTTGATGCAAGTAATCCTTCTCATTATAATTTAAGATTGAATGCAGGTGATGCAAGACAAGATTCTCAAACAGAATTTAATGATACAGAACCTACAAGCACTGTATTTACTTTAGGTACTGCTTCAGGACCAAATGGAACAGGTAGTAATTACATTGCTTATTGTTGGACACCAAAATCAGGATATAGCAAGTTTGGAAGTTATAGTGGAAATGGAAGTACAGGTCAAACTATACCAACAGGATTTAAACCTGACTTTGTAATGATAAAATCTACAAATAATGGTTCTGATTGGTATATGATAGATTCTGTAAGACCTAATAATAAGTTTTTAGTTGCAAATGGTACTACTGAATATACTGCAAGTGATACTCATACATTTGTAGACACAGGTTTTACATTATCAGGTGAATCATATAATAATTCAGGTTATGATTGGATATATATGGCATTTAAAATGAATTAAGATGGAAGGATTTAAACCAACATTAATAGGGATAGGAGTATATATAGTAAGTATGTCACAATTAAACGAAGCACTACAATCTCTACTAATAATAGCAACATTGGTTTATACAGTAATTAAGACAATACAACTTTTAGATAAATACGATAAAAAATAAATTATGGTAAGAATACTAAGATGGTTAGCGAGTCAATTCGAAACGTTTAATCATTATGTCTCAGCTAAGTGGAACGCTTGGTTGAAGAAAATAAAAATGTAGTAAATGGATCGTATAAGTAAACATATTAGCTATAGAGAAGCTATACATTCTAATACTAGTTTACGATTAAACATTGATAATACTCCAAGTGATTATCAAATAACAAATATGGTTGGAGTCGCAACAAATATATTTGAACCTTTAAGAGATTGGGTAGGTGGTGCTATCAAAATTAATTCTATGTTTAGATCTGACAAGCTGAATAAAGCAATTGATGGTAGCACAAAATCTCAACATTGTCAAGGTAGAGCAATTGACATAGATGATACTTTTGGTCATAAAACTAATTCTGAAATGTTTGACTATATAAAAGCTAACCTAGATTTCGACCAATTAATATGGGAATTTGGTGATGACAACAATCCAAATTGGGTACACGTTTCATATGTTAGTAAAGATGAAAATAGAGGTAGATGTTTGAAAGCATATAAAGAAAATGGTAAAAGTAAATATATGGTAATATGAGTAAGAAGAAACTAAAAGACACTAAAGTAGGTAGGTTTCTTAAAGGTGCTGGATCATCTATAATAGATTCATTAGGTGATGTATTACCAGACAATGGAGTATTTGGCGTTGTAAAAAACTTAATTAATAAAGATAAAACTTTACCACAAGAAGATAAAGAAAAAGCATTAGCATTGCTTAATCAAGACACTATCGAGATGCAAGAAGTATCAAAAAGGTGGTCTAGTGATATGCAATCAGATTCTTGGCTAAGTAAGAACACGAGACCTATGGCGTTAATATTTTTAACTATATCTATGGTGTTATTAATATTTGTTGATTCGAGTGGGTTAGATTTTAATGTTGATAATGGTTGGATTGATCTTCTTAAATCTTTATTAATAACAGTGTATGTAGCATATTTCGGCTCAAGAGGGGCAGAAAAATTTAAATCAATAAGTAAATAATTATGTGTAATTGTGAATTTTGCATTTGTAAATAATGCCTAGAAAAGCTAAAGTATCAATATATATTCCACCTAAAAAGAAGAAGCGACCTGGCGTTCATTCTAAGAACGCATCTAAGAATCAAGTAGGTTATAAGAAGAAGTATAGAGGTCAAGGTATAAAGAGATAATACTTTAGTTATTATAATAAAAAGAAAAGAAAGAAAAGGGTAAAAGAAAGAAAAGAAAAAGTTCCCCTAGAGAAAAAGAACTTTCAATATTTACCTGAACCAACAATATCTCTATTGAAGTTTGTAACTTTTTTCGTAGATTTACGACTACGTATTTGCAAATATATAAAAATGTCACAAATAGAAAAATTTATAATCAGATCAATTCCTAAAGAACAAACTAAAGAATGGTTTAAATATAAACACTATGCAAAACGTATTCCAAGCATTAGATATTCTTTTGGATTATATGATGGTGATGAGCTGATAGGAGTTTGTACATATGGTAATCCTATATCAAAAGAGTTGTGTGAAAATGTTTGTGGTAAGAAATATAAACACAATGTATTAGAGTTAAATAGGTTGGTTGTCAATGATGGCTTACCAAAAAATACTTTATCATATTTTGTAGCACACACTTTTTATAAGTTACCACAACCAATGATTGTTGTTTCATATGCTGATACAGACCAAAATCATCAAGGTTATATATATCAAGCAACTAATTGGATATACACTGGGTTAACTAAGAACAATTGGGATTGGAAAGAAAAGGGTACTAATAAACATAGTAGAACTCTAGGTGATAGTTTTAGTACAGAATATATGTATGCACACCCTGAGAGGTTTGAAAGAATACCAAGATCAAGAAAGCATAGATATATAATGATATTAGCTAGTAAACGACTAAAGAAAAGATTAATAAATTTATTAAGTTATAATGTAGAACCTTACCCCAAAGGTAATAACAAACGTTATGATGCTAGTCACAATACAACAACACAATTAAATATGTTTAATGGAACTTAGATACTTTCAATATGATGAGTTTGATTCTCCTGATATGCAAGGGAGTGGTTATGGTTATATGGATAGAGAATTTTTACATTGCTTAGACGAAGCTAGAGATATAGCTGGTGTAAAGTTTAAAATATTAAGTGGTTATAGAAGTCCTAAAGAGAATATAAAAAAAGGTGGTTTATCTACATCAAGTCATTTAATTGGTCGTGCTTGTGATATTAGATGTAGCGATACTAGGAAAAGATTATTAATTATAGAGGGTTTATCAATGGTTGGTTTTAGGAGATTTGGTATAGGTAAAGACCATATTCACGTAGATAGTGATGATCTGAAAAAACCTAGTATTTGGATCATTCCAAATTATATATAAAATGTTAATTATTTTTTATACATTTGTATAACTAAATTAAATTATATGAATATTTCAGAAAAATTATTAGCAATTCAAACTGAACTTAATGTGCCTAAGAAAAGACGCAATAATTTTGGTAACTATAACTATAGAAGTGCAGAGGACATTCTTGAGGGTGTTAAACCACTTACTATGAAATATAAACTATCACTTAAACTTAGTGATACCATCAAAGAAAAGGGTGGGCGTTTATACATTGAATCTACAGCCAAGTTAATTGATTGTGATTCAGTAGATATGCAAATAGAAAGCAAAGCACAAGCTGTGATTGACTTTAATATGAAAGGTCAAGCCGATCCACAAAAGACTGGAAGTGCTTCTTCTTATGCAAAGAAATATGCTTTAGGTAATTTATTCTTAATAGATGATACACAAGATTCTGATGCATCAAATACACACGGTGTTAAGGTATTGGAAGTATTAAAAGATAAAACTGAGAAGTTTGATAAAGCACTCAATTATATTAAAGAGGGTGGTTCATTAAATTCTATTATGGAAAAATATAAAATGTCTAAAGTAGTAGAAAAGAAATTGCAAGAAGCAATTGATAATCGTAAAGTAATAACTAAATAAATTTAATATGAGTGTATTAGGAACAATTGGAATTAAAGGTAGAGATGGTAAATATAAAAACTACACGATCTCTATAAGCGACTTTACTAATGAGTATGGTCAAAATATATCAATGTACGATGAACAAACTGAGGAAGAAAGAAATGCTAAAACGCCTAAGAAGTATATAGGTAATGGCAAAGTATTTTGGACTGATGGTAAAGTTAGCGTAGCAACAAAAGATTCCCAAGAAACAGCAAAGCAAGTAGTTTCTGCAGACAGTGACGACTTGCCTTTTTAATTAGTAGTTTTTTCAATAATTGGTAATTGTAAGGGGGGGTTAACGCTTCCCCTTTTTTTATGGATAAAAAGATAAATAAAATATTTAATAGACTATCAGATCAAAGAACAATAGATTTGTTTGATGATTTAGTTAATGATATAAACGATTTACAATTAAAGAATATGTTACTTGAAAGATTTCTAGTGTGGTACATAACTGAGAAATTTGATAAACAAGAATTGTATAATGATAAACCAATGTTGTTACATTTTTTTAATACTTACATTTTAAATAACTTTAGAAGTGTAATACAAATAAGTAAGAAAGAGCATTTTGAAAAACTAAGAGTAAACCTATATGAATACATCGTTACTAATGAAATTAAAACTGATTTAGATATTGATGATTTTGTAGGTGATGTCAAGAATAAAATAACCCTTATAATAAACGACCTAATTAATGACTTATAGTATAAATTTTGAAGAGAAGTTTGAGAAGATATTAAAAGAAAGCTACGTAGATTCTAATGAAGAAATAACAGAACCACCAATAGCTTTATCAAAAGGAGTTGCTTTTAACAAAGAACCTATACCATTAGGAACATATGGTAACTTTAGTTTCATTAGTGCAGGACCTAAAAGTAAAAAGACATTTCTAGTAAGTTTATTGGCGTCAGCTTATATGGGTTCACACGAAACTTACATTAAAGATATAAGAGGTTATAGAGGTACTAAGAAAGTATTACACTATGATACAGAGCAGAGTAGGTATCACGCACAAAGAACTTTTAATAGAGTGCATAAAATGTGTAAGGATTGCACTGGATATGAAACATATGCATTAAGACAATTTTTACCAAAGGAAAGATTAGAGTTTATTGATTGGCATATATCTAAATCTGAGAATGTAGGATTGGTTATTATTGATGGGGTTGCAGATTTATTAAACGATATAAATGACATAGAGAAATCTAATAAGGTCATTCATTATTTAATGAAATGGACTTTAGATTACAACATACATATAATAACTGTGATACATAGTAATTTCTATAACTCAAAAGCTACAGGACATCTTGGTTCATTTCTTGAGAAGAAAACAGAGACACAAATAAGTGTACAAACATCTCCTGCGAACAAAGACATTGTTATTGTAGAATGTAAAAAAAGTAGAGGTATACCATTTTCTTCATTTGCATTTGAAGTAAGACAAGGACTACCAATTGTAATTGATAATGTAGAAGAATATAATAATTCACCTTTTTAATGATACTAACTTTAGATATTCAGATCAAACCACAAGCACACCAATCTTTTAGATTTGCTAGAAATGGTAGAAGATATAAACCAAAAAAGATTACAGATTATCAAAATAAATTACGTAACTTAGTTAGTGAGCAACTACCTACCAAGTATGAAATTGTACAAGCTGGATCAATAATTAAGATTAACTATTTAGAATATATATTTAGTTACCCTAAGAGTTTCTCTAAAAAGAAAAAGCAACAATTCAACTATAAAACTACTAAACCAGATTTACCAGACAATCTAAACAAAGCGTTTTTTGATGCTTTAGAGGGTTTGGTTTACGAACAAGATCAAAACATTGTGGTTATTAATAATATGACTAAGTTTTATGGTGAAGAAGATAGAATCAAAGTGCAATTTAATTTTATGTAATGAGTATTCAATTTGAGTGGATTAAAGGTTTCGTAGTTGGTTTTGACTACGTTGAAGATATAGAAATATTCCCTGATGAATTTGCTGACTTAATAAGAATACATCTAGGTTTCTTTTGGATAAACATATTCTATATAAGATGATGGAACTTCTATCTAAATATCATAAACTTTGGATAGCAATGGGATTATCAATTGGCATACGCAATGACTTAGTAGAAGATTTCATTCACGAAATGTACCTCAAACTTAATAAGTATATATCAGATCCTCAAAAAATAATGTATAACGAAACTGAACCTAATAAGTTTTACGTTTATATAACAATCAAAAATTTATGGAACGATTATTTAAGAGCTAAATCTAAGCATAGAATGGTTAGCATAGATGAACTAGAAGAAAACAATGAAAATCATAAAACTTATCTTCCATTGATTTATGACGCTAATGATACATACCATAAGAGAAATAAAGATTATGCACAACAAATAATACTAGATAATATACAACAAGAAGTAGATGGTTGGGATAGATGGTACGATCAAAAGTTATTTAAAATATATTATGAAACTGATATTAGTATGAGGAAACTAGCTAAGGATTCTCATATATCAGTAACATCAATATTTAATAGTTGTAAGAACTATAAGCAAATAATAAATAGTAAGTTCAACGAAGATTACCAAGATTATATCAATGGTGACTTCCATTTAATTAAACATAAAAAAGATGAGTAAAATTCCTAACAAACCAAAAGACAAAAGAACCAAAGCGTATAAACAATGGGTTGCTAAATATGAAAAGCAATCTAGTGGTTTAGGTGATAGCGTTGAGAAGATAACTAAAGCAACTGGTGTTAAAAAAGTAGTAGATACTATCTTCGATGCTCTTGGAAAAGATTGTGGTTGCGATGGTCGTAAGAAAACATTAAATGAATTATACCCTTATAATAAACCTAAGTGTTTAAGTGAGGGGCAATTTAATTATTTGTCTGATTTCTTTAGTGTTCAATCAAATACAATAACATCAGCACAACAAAAAGACTTATTAAATATATATAACTATGTATTCAACACAAAAGATGAAGCAACAAGTTGTGGTAGTTGTTTTGCTTCTAAGATAAATAGACTAAAAGAAGTTTTTGAATTATACTTATGATAGAAAAAGACTTATTCATATATTTAAAAGAAAGGATTTACCCTGACTTAGTTATGAGTAATAGTCCTATTAGTAGATGGGATTGTTATAGTCCTATAACTAAACATAGAATAGAATTAAAATGTCGCAAGAAACATTATGACGAATTAGTTATAGAGAAAGGGAAGTTTGATGCAATGATATTTAAAGCCAATGATAATTTTGATCTTCCTATATATATTAATTCAACACCAAAGGGTGTATACAAATGGAATTTGTTTTTCGTTAACCCATCTTGGTTTATGAAGCAATTACCTAAAACAACAGAGTTCTCTAACAATACCAAAATATCAAAAGAGATTGCAATGTTATCAATAATAGACGCAGAAGTATTATGAGTAAAACAAAACATCAAATCAGAAAAGAGCAACCAGTATTTAGTGGTGTTCTTAAATATTTCCCAAAAGCAATTCGATACGTTTCTAAAGTAAGCTACATTGGGAATGAACAACATAACCCTAACACACCTTTACATTGGGATAGGTCTAAATCAAAAGATGAGTTAGATGCTTGTGTAAGACATTTATTAGACCATACAGAAAACCCAATAGATGATGATGGTATTTTACATTTAGGTAAATCAGCTTGGAGAATATTAGGTGCATTAGAAAAATTCTTAGAAATGCAAGATGAATAGTCTTTGTTTATAATTTGTTTATTATATTTGTCAAGTGAATGTTTTAGAGTTGTTTGCTGGTAGTTGTACTTTTAGTAAAGAAGCACAAAAATTAGGTCACAATACATTTAGTTCTGACTATCGTCAATTTGGTAACGTTGACTATGTTGTTGATGTATTTGACTTTGACATCTCTAAAGTTCCATTTAAACCAGACTTAATATGGGCGAGTCCACCTTGTACTTCTTTTAGCGTCGCAGCACTATGGAGACATTGGGATAAGCTGACACCAATAAGTGACAAAGCAAAGTATGGAGTCAAGATGGTACAAAAGACATTAGACATAATTAATGAATTTAATCCTAAGTATTGGTATATGGAAAACCCTAGAGGGAGACTCAGATCATTAGATGTAGTTAAAGATTTACCTAGAACAACAATATGGTATTGTAAATATGGTATGACTATGGCTAAACCAACTGATGTTTGGACTAATAATTTGTTTGATCCGATGTTCAATACGAGTGGGTGGAAACCTAGACTACAATGTTTTAATGGCAACAAAGATTGTCACCACGAAAAAACAGATCGTGAAGCAAAGAAAGTAAAACAAATGGGTATATCTCAAGTAAGTGGGAATCACAATAGAAGTATGTTACCAAAAGAATTATGTATAGAAATATTAAAACAAAGCAAATATGATTAAATTATTAGACAATTCCGAATGGAACAAAGATGAGTTAAAATTAAAAATGTATGATGATAGTTTTTATTATGGTTATCTAGGTAAAAACGCATTGTCATCAAGTAGTGCAAAACCATTATATAAATCTCCACACGCATACAAGAGATTCACTAGAGAAAATATAAGTGGGAACAAAGCGATAAGAGAGGGGAAGTTATTCCATACTTTGTTATTAGAAGAGGAAAAGATTCAACATAATTACTTATTTGTTGACTCAAGCACTAGAACAACAAAGAAGTTTAAAGATGCTGAATTAGATAATCCACACTTAGAAGTTATGACGAATAGAGAATTAGAATCTATGAGTTATTTAATTAGTACATTTGAATCTAACGTAGAAGCTAGTGAGTTTATGAGAAAAGGTGTAGCTGAGGAACCAGGGATTGATACTCTATTTGATTTTCCTTTTCGTGCTAAAGCAGATTATCTACGATCTGATATGATAATAGATATTAAGACAACTCAAACATTAGATGGTTGGGGTTACAAAGCAAAAAAAGTATATCATTATGATATGCAGGCGTACATATATACAAAAATTTTCCAAGTACAAAACTTTGTTTTCTTGGTTATAGATAAGAGTACAGGAGAGATAAAATCATTTCCTGTAACGCAAGAAACTTTAGATGGAGCAGAAAAGAAAGTACAAATAGCGTGTGAAACTTATAAAGATTATATGTATGACAAAACAAAGAGCATCAATCAATACCTTACAACAGAATATTTATAAAGAACAAATTAGTCAGAGTTATTATTTAACTCTAAGAGACTTAGTTGCAGGAGTATCGTATAAAGATTTAGTAGATGACTTGTATGAATTTGAACAAAAAGAAATGTATGAAGTTTGTGCAGGAATATTAAAAGCATTAAAATATGCAAAAGAGAAAACGTATAAACAAATAAAACTAGAATTAAACCAATATGAGTACAAACACGAACTTGACATTGTCACAAATAAAAATCTTAGTATCTAAGGATCTGAAGATTAACATTAAGAAAGATAGTAGAATAAGAAAGTATGTTTATGCTAGAGCAATTTACTTTAAACTATGTAAAGAGTTTACACACGCATCATTAGCAGAGATAGGTGAAAGCGTTAATAGAGAACACGCCACAGTTATTCACGGACTAGAGGTATTCAATATGATTGCTTTGTATAATGATACGATTATGGCTAGTTACAATAGGATAAGAAATGCTTTACTACAAGAGGGTAATCAAGCACTTAAAAGATATAGTGAGGTTCACTATTGGAGAATTAAGTATGAGGACTTACTTAAAGACCACGATGAACTTCTCCGCGCACATTTAGATTTAGAAAGAAAAGTAGATAACCACGAAATTTATGGGGAGAAAACCTAAGCAATATAAATACGTTAAACAAAACGATGGTCGTAAGAATAATGGTAGGAAGAAAGGTGTAAGAAATATTGATGTACTAGATGCAAATAGTTCATTGCGAGTTAATAAAGCTAAACGCAATAGAGCAACAATACATACACAAAATGCTATTAGTAAAGTGTTCGGATCACAAGAAGAGTTTTTTGAATCTACTGCAATGTTTGCTAAGAAAGGTTCTTTCCCACACGCAAAACTATTAATGGAATATGGTTTTGGTAAACCTGGCGATAGCGATGATGACAATCAAAAGAATGTTAACATCAATATAAAGAATTTATTTACTGGTAACGAAGAAGAGAACACAATTGATATAGATGAAGAAACCAAGTCTTAACCCAAAATATAATGCACTTGGAAATGACTCTAGGTATTTTGTAATAACTGGTGGTAGGGGTAGTGGTAAATCATTTGCAATAACTACATTCTTAGCGTTCCTAACGTTTGAACAAGGTCACAAGATACTATTTACTAGGTACACAATGATTAGTGCGTCTAACTCAATCATTCCAGAGTTCCTTGAGAAGCTACAACTATATGACATAATGCATCACTTTAGAATAACTAAAGATGAAATCTTAAACATAAGTACTGGTAGTTCAATAATCTTTAAAGGTATTAGAACAAGTGCTGGTAATCAAACTGCAGCACTTAAATCTATAAATGGAATTACTACTTGGGTTCTTGATGAAGCTGAGGAGATGACTAAGGAAGAGGACTTCGATAAGATAGACCAATCTGTCAGATCAAAAAATAAACCTAACAGGGTTATATTAATATTAAACCCTGCGACCAAAGAGCATTGGATATATCAAAGATTCTTTGCTAGTAAAGGTGTAAACACAAGTGTAAATTTATCTAACGACAATGTTACATATATTCACACAACTTTCAAAGACAATGAAGATAATCTTTCTGATTCATTCTTAATACAATTACAAGATATAAGACGTAGACGACCAGATAGATACAATCATCAAATACTTGGTGGTTGGTTAGATAAAGCTGAGGGTGTTATCTTCACTAATTGGAGAGTCGGTGAATTCAATGAGGAAGTAGATTCTATTTATGGTCAAGACTTTGGCTTCTCAATTGATCCGACTGTGCTTATAAAAGTTGGTGTTAGTAAAGCATTAAAGAAGATTTGGATAAAGACAATGTATTGCAAACCTGGTATGTCGACACAAGAAATTGGTGAATCAAATCGTAGGTATGCAAACGATGAGCTGATTATATGTGATAGTGCAGAACCTAGACTAATCAATGAACTTAAAGGGTATTGTAATATTAAACCAACTATAAAAAGGAAAGGTTCAATATTAACGGGTATAGCTTTATTACAAGATTATGATCTGATTGTAGATTCAAGTAGTATTGAAATGATTAAGGAATTAAATAATTATGTATGGCACGAAAGAAATACTAAGCCAATACAAAAGTATGACCACCACATAGATTCATTACGTTATTGCACACAATACTTTTTAGCCAACTCAAATAAGGGCGTGTACGTTATACGCTAAACTTAACAGGGTTCAATACGATTGGGTTCAACATAATGGGGTTATGCAAACCACCAAAGTAGTAGATAAGTCCAAGCAAAGACCATCAAACTCCAAATTATCGATATGATTATATATTTTACTCTTTTCATTGAGCTGATAAATATATATATTTTATTGTACATAAGTTGTATATAAGTTTGGTTTTTTATATCTTAGTAGCCTAATTAAAAACAATTACTATGAGAATTTATATATTACATACAACACATAATTTACAAGATTACAATGACCATCAAGTATTCACATCTTGGTCGGAAGCCATCAAAAAGTTTGATGAGATAAAAAAAGAAGCACGATCTGATGATAGCACTAGAGAAATTTATACTGATGAGTATGACGAATTTTATTTCGAGGGATCTGAGGGTAATGAAAAGATTTATATTACTGAGCATAATGTATATGATAATGAAAGATACGCTAGACAATGTAGCATTAGTGATGAGGGAATGAATGAGGGTTGGATAGATGAAGATACAGGAGTGTACTTCAAGTATAAAAAAGATGTTCTTAAGTACATTAAAGATTTAATGTTGAATACATATGAATCAGAGGGTGATAGCATATTTGATATTGACAAGTATAAAAAAGATGATGACATTGTTGATGTTGGATATGAACATTTCAATACTTATTGGACTTCTTGGGAATGTGAAACTGACTTACAATATAAGTTAGTCGATGGAGAATTAATAGAAGATTATGATTTTCAAGAGGAAGCAACAAGAAAGTTAAGAGACAAGATGGAACACGAAAGAGTCCAAAGATTAAGAGAACTAGGACAAATAAAATAATATGGGATATAACACACAATTTATCGGTCAATTTAGGTTAAGTAAAAACTTAGATGATGTATTGGTTAATAGGTTTAACGAACTACAAAATAAAAGACACGATCTGAATTCGTACCCAAGTAGATATAATCATTGGCATATTAAAAGACAATATGGTAATCAATATCTAGCGTGGAATGGTGGCGAAAAGTTTAGACATTATTTAGCTTGGCTTGACTTAGTATGCAAACAATATTTAGAAATGTGGGGAGTCACCTTGAGTGGCTTCGTTACATATATTGGAGAAGATAAATCTGACTATGGAGTTATTGAGTGCGTAGAGAAGATGAATCTACAAAATGGAATTAGTTATACTAAAATGTTAGTGTACAAATTATCTGAACCAAAATGGGATAGACAAACAATTGAAGATTCTATCAAAGAAGAACAAGGAGAGTATAAAGAAATAAGAAGATGGATAAAATGAGCAAACAAGATAACACTTACGTAATAGAGTTTCAAGAACTCAAGAAGTTTGAATATACTATTGAGGGTAAAGATAAAGCAGATGCATATAATAAATTTATGACAGAATATTATTATAGTATGAGAGATGTATCAGCAGATCCGAATTGTAAACAGTTAGGTTGCAAGTTTGAGCTGACTCATATATGGTTGATGACTAAATCTAAAAGCAATGTTAAAACACATTGCAAACAATGTGAATATGATAATCCAATAGATACATTGGTATTCTGTGAGTCGTGTGGGTTTCCTCTCGACCTTGATATAGAATATAAAACCTTTAATGGATTGCCAAACTTAATAGATAAAAAATGACAATAAACGAATCACTTATCAAGTATCTCCACGCTAGAGTTGAGAGATTATCTGTAAACTACCAAAAGCTAAAAAAAGAGAATCGTAAGCTGAGGGAAGAAAACACTAGACTTAATAGGTCTACTAAATTTAAATCAAGTTTATAATGGAAAATAAAATAATAACTATTGCAAACGTAATCAATCTAATAATGGCTATTGTATTTCTTACTTTAGCAATTATTGATCTGATACATCAAGGTAACTCGTATGGATATTTCTTTATGATATATCTAGCTACACTTTTAATAACGAAACTAATAAATAAATAATGGAAGGACTAATATTTTTAGCACCCGGATTTTTACTCGTAGTAATTCTACTTGTAGATTTCTATATTAACGAATAGTAATTCATTAAACATATTGGGTTCAACATAACAGGGTTCAACATAATGGGTTCAATACGATGGGGTTGATTAATTTCTTCCCCATTTTTTTTGTGCTTTCGTCAGCTTGAGGAATCAGATCAAGAAATTAAAGAGCATAAAAAAACCCCCTAAAGAA